GGTCCTTCTATTTCTTTTTTGAGGACGCGTCGGCCTTGTATTTTACCTATGGCTATCTTGAAGCTTTGTTGTTGTTGTTCGAGTCGTTTGAGTTCGTGTATTAGTTCGTTGCGCACTTTGTCTTCATCAAGTTCTATTTGCATAGCCGTTCCCTTGTGATGTGTAAGGGCTGTTTCCATCGTTATCATCGTCTGCATCTATTCCAAGCATTGACTTTAGGGCGTGTCTTTTTGTATATGTGAGCGCCCCGCCCATTGCTTGTAGGTTTTCGGATGTTTTGACGAGTTTTCCTATCATGGTGTATTGGTCAGGTACTGCGGTAACGGATCTGATGTATTGGCCGCTGGTATGCATGATCATGGTGATCACGTATGTTGTATCGCCTATTGTGTGTACTGGTTGTAAGATCGTGCACCCTTGTTTAGCCAGCAAAGAAGAGATAGCGGCCAATAGGGCTGGTAGGCTTTGGTACTTGTATCGGCCACCAGCGGCTTTATCCGTTTTTAGGTCGGGTACATTCTTTTTGAATTCAGCTATAGCTTTAACGAGGTCTCCTGTTTGAGTGGACATAATGTTGTAGAATAGTTCTTTTTTGGCGATGATTCTGGCATAAGATTGCACGTCAGTTAGGTCTTTAAGCCTCTCTTGCATTGGGGTTAGTTCTCTTGAAGTTTGGTCCATTATTTGTCCTTCTCGTGGGAGTCGTATTTAAGTCTATATATTTGATGCTTTTGTTCTTTCACGCGTTTTCGAATTTCTATTTCTTTATCGCATGGATTTCTGAGAGCTCTCTTGAGAGCTCGTGTTACTTCTTGGGTGATGTTTGATTTGTTGATGATTGTTCTTATTTTAATTTCTTCCATAAGATCGTCAGGAATGAGGATGTTAAGAGAGTTATAATTTATTTTTTTCTTATACTTAGGTGCCGTTTTCATCTGCTTTTTTTTCATGTGGATTCCATTTTTTATTGGTTTACGCGTCATGTTTAAGATCGCCCTGCTACAGATGCGGGAACGTAGCATTATTGCCATGTAACTATATCACAATGTAACGCGCAGAGAAATAGAAAAGGCTTCTTGTTTTTGGTAAGTTAAATTTTTCAACAAGATTAACTTAAAATCCACTAAGGAATTTTATGACCCAAAAAACAAGAAGCCTTAAGCAAAAAATCCTGGGAAATCAATGGACTCTCCAGGATTTTTTGTTATTGTATTTTTATGCACATAAAAACACTCTCACAACCTAAACTCATATCTGGTCTAAGTCAAGCAAAATCGCAAAAAGTCCCAAGCCTAGAGTCTTTATTGACAGTCTGTGTTAGAAACAGTTCTGAAAGTGTGTTTAACGATGCGCGGCCGGTGTGTGCGTTTTGTTTTGATCCGTCTGGTTTTTGTGAGAATTACCTTACGAAGACTGCGCATAAGATACTTGCATTTTTGTATGATGCTAAGAAGCGTCATCGTTTCGTTCACCACTCCCAGAGCACTATTGCGGCAAGAGTTGGTTGTTGTAGGGAGACGGTAAACAGGTTGATGCGTGTGTTATGTGCGTATGGCTTGGTAAGGAAGAGGTATCGTCATAACGATTCTTGTATATACGAATTGTCTTCACTTTTTAAGTTGAAACGTGTAATAAACAATATTAAGTGGGTGCTAACATCCCTACCGGACGTTGTAATCGAAAATGTCACACGACTTAGTTATTTAGTTATTAGTAAGTTAAATAATATAAGAATATCATGTCCATGTAGTTACTTAACTTACGATAGTAAGAGAGCGCGCGACAGAAAAGATGGTTTTCTTGGAAAATTGACACAAACAACATCGGCTTGCCCACCACCAGTCTGTCAGCGTGGAGGGAGAGTGATGAACAAACCGAATTGGGGCGCAAGAGTGAAAGCGATAGAAGAGGTATCTCAGACGTTAGACTTATCAAGATATGGAAAGGCAAATCTTTCCATCTTTCCGGAGTCGGCGCTTAGGCATGCGCATGATACCATGATTAAATCCCTAAAAAGGGGTACTGAGATCAAGAACACCTTTGCTTATTTACATGAACTTGCGTACAAAGCTACTAAAGAACAGAACTTAGAACTAAACTATTCTCTTTTTGATCGTTACAATTTTTCGGAATCAGAGAAAAATCCTCTTATTTCCAAAAAGATTTCACTACCACCAGAACCAAAAAGGGAACGTAAAATGCATCCGTCATACGCACCATGGCACAAGAAAGAAGAGCACTATGACATCGAACATGAGGTAAAAGGTTTCGAAGACCTTGAAAAATCCGATACACTAGGCAGAGCGCAAAGCATATTCGGCCAAGAGATGGCAACGTTCCTCAAAAGATGCAAACATAATGTCATCACCAAGGCCATGAGCTGCTCCATGGAAGGTACACCCTAACCATAGGGAGAGAGAAATGAGTAATAACTTTCAAGATAACACGCCATCTGAAAAAGGGCCCTTGGCGTGGACGAACGATTCCTACGTCAACTTCTACACTTTAAGGAAAAACGTCATCTCAGAGCAGGTAGTCGAAGAGATGGCTAAAGAGATCGTTATCTGGGCCAGAGATAAAGAAGACGCATTTGTAATATGCGAGTTCTATCTCAGTAAGGGCATCCCAAAATCAACTTTCTACAAACTTTGTAAAAATTTCCCTGTTATGAGAACGGCCCTCGAATGCGTTAAAGAGTTTATAGGTATGCGCAGAGAAGTAGGTGCTCTTAAAAATAAACTAAATTCTTCGATGGTAATGTCTCAACAGGCAAAGTATGACGACTCATGGTGGAAGCTTGAAGAACGAAGAGCAGATCTTAAAGCACGTTCTCAATCTAAGCACAACCCAGATGTTAACTATACAATCGTAATGGAAGATTTTGGAAAGAAGGATGGTAAAAGTAAAGTTAAGTGTGATAGAGAAGGATCGCACATCACATGAAATAACATACGAGACTGATGAGCAAGACACCGAACGGCATGATAAAATAGCCAAGATGCTCATCGTCTTTGCTGCTAAGAAACTGTATTGTATTAAAAAGGCAAACGAGGAGGAGATAGATGATTGAAATCCTAAGTATGGCCATAAACACCGATGACTTTATAATCGGTTGGGACATAGAGGTCTCATTACATAAAGAACCTACTGCAAAGATGTTCTTCGAAAAAGCTGTTCTAGTTTTAAGCATCGATGCAATTGAACATTTCATGGATCATGCCATGAAGAGTAATCAAGAAGTAAAAGTAACAATATCTAATAGCTTTAACTCTCACAAGCAATTAACATTCGATCCTTTTTCTGCACCTAAAGTCCTAAAGGATGATCCTATAGCACTCCTCATGGAAGTTATTGATGACTGCATACATGAGTTCCTTAAAAACCCAGACAAAGAGGATTACGGTGAAGAAGAAGAATGTTAAAGAAAATAGCTTACAAGATATTGAAGAAGCTCTCGATCGTATAGCATGCAGCTTGGCTGGGATCTCCGGTACTTTAGACGCTTTTTATAAGGAACTTCTCCTGCAAAAAGAAGCCGAACATATAAAACCAGTACCGGAGGAACCAGTCGCACCCTTTTTTCATGAGGAGTAACCATGGACGTAGACTCAATGCTTCTACTATTCTCAGTAGCGTTGTTCAAGCTTGGTCTTTACGTTTTTTGGAAGCTTAATAAGCGACTAGAGAAACTCGAACTCAAAACTAAGTCAATCAAGCGAGCCATCATGAATCTACACAAGGAAGAGTTCAAGGAGCTTCAAGACGCCCTTCATAGAATCAACGTCAATCTCATAGAGAATGAGAAGAAGGCGCTCGGCTTAGATGTCATTGACGAGGAAGCTGTAAAGATAGAAGAAGAGCTTTGGATTAAAGGAGAAAAGAATGAGCGAGTGTAATTCCTATCTGATTACACGAGTACAATACCTTTCAGATAGGTTAAGAGATATAGGCGAGAGTGATTATGTAGAAGAAGTCTTCCACCTACATGGTCTCTACAAGTACTGCGAAGCCTCACATGACGTATTGGATACAGTGGGAGACATCCTTGAAGGGAAACTTAACGAGATAGAGGAACAAGATGATGACAGATATGAAGAAACTACTAGACGTATTAACCGAGATCGCTACTGAGTACAAAGACGCTAATAGCCCTTTTCACCATATGGTAGATAGCCTTGATGACATAAGAAGAGATCTAAATCTTTTAAGAAGAAGGTTGGATATCATAGAACGCCGTATGGAGACAACGCAACCAGAGCAAGACATAGAAAACTTTTAGTATGAACAAGCTCAAGAAGAAATATGAAGAATACATGCGGACTAAGGAGCGCTACCTCAAGTTCCGCGAAGAAGTTATGAAAGAGCCGCGCAAGAAGCTTGAGTCTTACACCAATGACCTGCAGCTAGAAGCACTAGAGACGGAGTTCAGCGAGATGTTACAGCGTAAGAAGAAGAAGGCGTGGGGCATATACAAGAAGCTTTATTTTGAGAAACTGAATGCCAAGGATGTAGAGACATTCATTTCTTTAGCAGACGAGATCATGGAGTACGATGAATTCCTGACAGACGGTGAATCCCAGGTCTGGCAGGTGTCTCGTGATCTCGTCATTGCTTACAACGAAGCATTTATAGGAACGGAAGACGAGTACAATCAGAAGACTATTTTATAGAGGAGATAGAACATGGACAGGTTTGGGTCCATCCTAGCCGTAGGGCACAGAGGGGCAGACGCATTTACATCATACGTAAAGCTGCAATGGATTGCCTTCTACGCGATCCTTGCATTCGCAGCAATATCAATGATCTCGGTATTCATTTACTTACTTTCACGTCTTTTTGGGAAGCTGAGGTTCAATCGAAAGCAAGAACGCTTACACAGAGAACTAAGGGCCCAGATAGAAGAAAGAGACGACCTTCTTCAAAGAGCAGACATGAAAGAACAGAAGCTACGTGGAACCATCTCTAACCTACAAGACAGGATAGATGTCTTAGATAACAAGCTATACAGAGTAGATGCTATGAATAGTTCTCTTAATGAGCTTAAGCAAACCACGTCCATGGTCATGGAAGACGTAAAGAAGCTATCTGTAAAGAAAGTAGAGAAGAAAGAAGTGCCTAAGAAAGTAGGAAGGCCTAAGAAGAAGAGTATGTCTAAAGCGCCAAGGAAGAAATGAGCAGATTAGACGTAGAAGTACATCTAAATAAGTTCGTACCGCGCGACTATCAGCGTCCTATGTTTGAAGCTTTTTTCAGAGATAGGTACAGACGTATGGTAATAGTTATGTGTCGCCGTGCGGGTAAAGATCTATGCACATGGAATATCGCTATTCGGGAAGCGATATCTCGGCCGGGGGTCTTTTACATTGTGTATCCTACGTATGCGCAAGGTAAGAAGATCCTTTGGTCGTCTGTTACCATTTCAGGAATACGCTTTCTTGATTACATTCCTGACGAAGTAGTTGCTTCTACAAACTCTCAGGATATGAAGGTAGTTCTCACTAACGGCTCTGTTATACAGATCATCGGCTCTGACAATCCAGACAGAATAGTAGGAACCAACCCTCAAGGGGTAGTATTTTCTGAATACGCTTTACAGAACCCGCGTATTTACGCTCTTATGTCTCCAATACTTGCAGCAAACAAAGGATGGGCGATATTTCAGTCTACTCCACGAGGTCGTAATCACTTTTGGGATCTGTACCAACTGGCTCTTAATTCTCCTGATTGGTGGACATGCAAGTTAGGACTTAACGAAACACGTCATATAGACCCCAAGGAAATAGATAGAGAGATTTCAGAAGGTTTGATGTCACCAGACTTGGTACAGCAAGAATACTATGTATCATTCAACGCTGGGGTTGAAGGATCGTACTACTGCAAGTACATAGATCGTATGAGGCTTAATAACCAAATCACTGTTGTTCCATGGGAGGCCGGATTTAAGGTACATACAGCGTGGGATATAGGTGTAAGAGATTCGACATCGATAATCTTCTTTCAGGTAATAGGTCAGACTGTACGGATAATTGATTACTACGAGAAGAACAAAGAGGGGCTTGAGCATTACGTAACGCACGTATTGTCTAAGCCATATACGTATGGACGTCATATAGCCCCTCATGATATACAGGTAAAAGAGTTTGGTTCTGGTATGACTCGTATAGAAAAGGCGAAGCAGTTAGGAGTTAAATTTACTGTTGCAGTAAACATTTCGATCATGGATGGAATCGAGTCTGTGCGATCAGCTTTAAGTAAAATATGGATTGATGAGGAACGCTGTGCCAAACTGATAAGGTCACTCGAGAATTATCGGCAGGAATATGATTCAAAGCGGCAGGTGTATAAAGATGTACCGCTCCACGATCAGCATAGTCACGCTGCCGACTGCATGCGCTATCTTTGCATCTCTCTGCCGAAGACACGTGATGGTTTGTCGTCGGAAGAGTTGGAAAAGATAAGGCATGAAGCTATCTACGGTTCACAGTCCTCTCTTCCACCGTTTTTTAGGTAAGGTTATCTAAGGAGGATGTAATGCATAAAAGAAAGCTTGCGCTTGTTTTGTTGTGCGTAGTCTGTTCTGCTTTTTTCAGCTCATGTGTAAAAAAAACTCTAGAAACAGCGGCTACTCCTGCAATTGCTGTAGGAAGGGGAATTGCGACATTTGGTAGAGTTCTTTTTGGCTCTAATAAGACAAAAAAAAAGACCGAGCACACTCCTCACACACACAAAGAAGCACCAGCGATAGTTCCTGCAGCGACGGAAGAAGCAGCCTCGACACCTCTCCAAAACAAGAAACAAGAGAGCAAATAGATGAAGGCGGGATCCTTGATGCTTCTTTTGAGTCTCTTTTGCGTCGCATTGATTCTTTTTGTAGCTCATCCGAGAGATAAGAATGAGGCCAAGCAGGCAGCTTTGGTAATCGTTAGAATCGTCAAGGATAACGCTTATATTTTATGGGATAAGCTTCACGGTATAGAACCTTATTACATAGAACAATCGGAAGAAGATACACTAGACTTCGGTGAAGATCCAATAGAGGTAGGAATAGAAGGCATCTTTGAGTCAGACAAGACGGTACGAGCGAAGCCAAAGGTCGATGTAAAGAAGTGAATCGTATACAAAGGATTGCAACGTTGTGTATTATTAAATGTAAGCGTTGAAATGATAGATAGAACATTTTAAAAGCGAGGGTAGAAAGATGCTTTTTCCCGAATTAGGGCCAGAATTTTACGAGGAAAATGACAATTCTCTTCTAGCCAGAATGTCTACCTTCTACAAAGATAGCATCACGATCAACCAGTCTTTTTGGGAAGAAGCAGGCATTGACACGAGATTTGAAGCTGGCGATCAAAATCTCTGGACTGACATGTATGGGCTCATACCAAACAATCGTCGCCGACAGTTTAATTTCAACCGCATAAGGCGTGTTGTGAATATGATATCGGGTTGGCAAAGACGAAATAGAAAGTCCACCATCGTTACGCCGGTAGAAAATGGGGATGCGGAGACGTCAGATCAATTTACCAAGATTCTTATGTGGGTTAACC